TGGTCAATATGCTAATTATTGCGCTCTCTGACTTATCGCTGAAAGGCTTATGCTTCATTAATGACTTTTCTAACATTACCTTGTAAGGGTTATTCCTGTATTGGCGCTCTAGGATTTTAGTTTCATAACTGTTCAGTATCTCCTGACTTAACCCTGCCTGCTTCGCTGTTGAGTATCTGCTGATTAAATCTACCTCAGTTTCAAATTGATAATCAATAGGAAAGCTGTGCTGTACTTCTACCTCAAATTCGTAGTAATTAGCCATGAGCTTAACTACCCTCTCAAATATTATGCTAATTCTTTCTGTATATGGTTGTAGTTTATCATAGATATTCTGATATTCTAGCATCTTCTCAGTAGCTGTCTTTGCTACCTCTACCATGCTATAGACCTCTTGATTAAATATAGCTAGCAATATTGACCTGATAAGCTCATTAACTTTCCCATCTAGGTATTGAGGTGTTGCAATATCAGGCTGTTCTGTATGGCTGAAATTAGTTAAGTTAGGTATCTCATTAGCTAAAGCTCCATCAGGAACAGTAATAACCACTATATCCTGCTCGCTAGTATGATGGTCAGCCCCTGTTCCCTTACAAGTTCCACATACTATGCCATCAGGGTAATATCCATTATCGCACTCAGGGTCTTGGCACTTCCTAGACAACACAAACCGCTTAGGGAAAGTATGTAAGAAAGTTACTAGGTCATTAAGGCTGTTGATATTGACTAGCTTCTTTAATAAAGGTATTGCAGGCTCTAAGGGTGTTACTCCTGTCTTGTTATTAGTCTGAGGGTCTAGGTAAGTTTTCAGGCTAATTGCAGGGCAAGTCTTAGAGCTGTTAGGGTATTCAAACATTGCATAAATCCTTTCATTGCCTTTGCCATCGTCTATTTTTACCGTTCCCATGTCGCCTATCTCCCCTCCCTCTGTTACGTCTATATGTTCTATAACATTACCTGCTGTGTAATAAGTATAATCATAGACCTCCTGAGACCTATTGTATTTGTCCGTTATGTATCTTACTGTCTTAACTAAGACCCATTCTGTATTTCCCTTGCTCTCAGAAGTCATCACTATCCTGTGGCTCGGTATAACATGGTGGCTAATTTCAATATCTATTGCCTGCCCTGATTCTCCATAAATAGTTTCAGGTAAGATTAATAGATAGGCATTAGGGTCATAAAACGTATAATGGCTTAAAGTGTCGTGTATATATTCCTCTAGTGTTTGATGAGCATGAAAGTTATACACCTGATTTTCAAGCATTTCTAGGCGTTCTTTATCCTCGCTCTCTATTCGCTTTAGCACCCCTGCTACTCGTCTTACTTTATTGTAATAATTTTGCGTAATAGCCACAGGGACTTGGGTAATAGAGTTAGTAATATCAATGCGCTGTTGCATCTGCTCTTTACTCTCCCTTTTCCTGAGGCTAGTCAGCATATGCTCCTGACCTATCCCTGTATTCAATATAGTTGCCATGTGCGATACATGGTTTACCCTATCATAATATTTATGCTTGCTGTCCTTAGCTATTATTTCATGTATCAATTCGTGTTCATTCATCTTGTTGGATTGGCGAATCCGAAGCCTGTCATAGAGGCGCTTAGATTCATTAAACAATAATATCTTACTGCGTCCATAGCATGATTATAAGCATCAATAGGGGTATTGTCATACTGCCCATTAGCCAACATTTTGTACTTGTATTGCTTTTGCTCTCTTATCATGCCTATGCTTCGCTTAGTTACAAATATACGAGTTCTTTTCATTATTTGCAGTCCATGTTTAAGGCTGTCTTTAAATTTGGTTACAGGAGCTATATTATACCCTGCTCGCCTTATTTCCTCAATAGTTGATGGCTGAGCAGAATCTGCATATATCCTTAAATTCTTTGGTGTTCCTTTCATTATCTTAATCAGGTCAGAATCAGTAAGCCCTGTTTCATATATTTGCTCATCTAAGTACAATTCTGTAACCTTTGTTTCCCTATTATTTTTTATTCCACATAAATAAAAAGCTGTGGGGTCATTACTAAATCCAAAGTCCATACCTCCTCCTACTTTTCTTAGGTCATCAGGCATTTCATCTATCAATGTTATGCTAGGTATTACAAGCCCCTCTACCTTGCCGTATTCCCCTAAACCATAAACTTTCCACAGCTCAGGGTCTGAATATTGCAGGTATTCTATTTCCTGTCTTTGAGCCTTGTTAATAAATGGATTATCCTTATAAGTAGATACTATTACCTCTACATCTTTCTTGTCTGCTGAGCGCTTCTGTTCTATTTCCTCATGAACCCAAACAAAAGGGTCAGAGGGGTTAAAATCCATAAATATTACATCAGTCGTCCTGAATAGTAACTGACTAAACTCTGTCTTATATCCTAGCTCATTGACCTCGTTGCAAAATAATATATTAGCCTTATATCCCCTTATCTTCTGTTGGTCATCAGCGCCAAAAAATTCTACCATTCTATCTAGATACTTGTAAGTCCTATTAGTCTTGTTAAACTCAATTAAACCCAATACTTTGTATTCAGATAGTATATCGTGAAAATCCCTTTGTACTGTCTTTGCTATTGTGGTTGAATATTTGCGCACTACTGAGCAAGTGCCTGAGGGTATAGATTGCCCCTCTCTAATTTGTCCTGTAAGTAGCCATACCATTATCATTTGGCATAGGCTGTAAGTCTTTCCTGAGCGAGTACCTCCCCTGTTTACAACTATCTTTTTGGTAGTCTGCCAATTTTGCAGGTAAGTATGTGTGGCTTTTACGTTCATTCATTGCCTACTATTTCAATACTAATCTTATTGGGAGCGCCATCTAATTCTATCTCTTGTCTTTCAATATACCCCCTAGACTTTCCTTTGGTCTTTAGGTAGAATATAGTGGCAGCTGTACTGCCCTCGCTTATTTGCTTGTGTAGTTGGCTTTCGGCAAAGTCTAAAGCTATATCTCCTACATCCTTAACTTTCTTAGCAAAGTCCTCATCATCTTTCAACCATTGGTAAAATATAGTTCTGCCCACCCCTGCTGTTTTGCAGGCAGTAGTAACAACCCCTAGTGATTTTTCTAGGGCTTCTAAAACTGCTTTTTTTTTATGTTCAGTCTTGTTCATGAGTTATTTTATTGGGCTTATATTATTAGCTCTTTTAACAGCTCTTTCCGTTGCAACTTTTTGAAGCCTCTCTACTTCCATTTTGTAAGGGTAGCAGTGCTTCATTTGCTCTAATGAGTAATATACAATAGAAGCCCTATAAGGATTATCTTTTGTTTGGAAAATAGGCATTACTCCATGTATCTCCTGCTGACCATCAAAAATAGCTAAATATCCATCATCTTGGGCTAAAGCAAATCCATACTCAGGAAATACTAGCTCTCCTCCAATTATTCCGTCTTTTAAAATAAGGACATTTGAAAGGTTTTGTTTAAAATTTCCTGTATCTCTATGATACTTTATAGCATGGTTGACATTAATATTGCACGTTAAAAAAGGGGAATCTTTTTTTATTGAGTAATCATCTGCTACACTTTCTTTAATTATCGCTAAATCCCTTTCATACTGCTCAGGCAAATGCTTTTTATAAATATCCGACAATTCTACCATGAAATTAAACATGATATTTGTATTGCTTGCTTCATTTTTAGTATGCGCTGAAAATCTGCAAAAGTCATTTCTTCTTGCTATTCTTGGCAAAGCTCCAAAAATACTGCTTTGCGTTGGTATGCCCCTAGTTCTAGAGCCTTTTGTTAAATTAGTTGTTAATGCAGCTTTTCTTATTGGCTTTAATTTTTCTTTATCTATTTTTATGTATATTCCTACTTTTTTGCCGTTTTTTATAAAAATGCAATCCTCATTTATAAGCGTTTCATAATGCTCTTTTTTAGGAGTGCTTTTTAATAAATCCCTTGAATATCTGATTTTTTTTAATTCAATTTGCTTCATTTTGCATCAGTTTTAGGACGTATTCTGAATAATTATTTAAGCTTGTCTCTTCTAGCTTTTTATTTAGCCATTCAATAACTTTTGCAAAAGTTTTAGAATCGTATGCCAAATACAGCCTTTTTATTTCAGCATTCATAAATGAATCTAGCTCAGCCTCAGGGTTTAGCCCTATGTATTGGTCATTATTGCTTAAATTATCATGAAAAATTGGCATATCTAGCCCCCAATCGCCTAAGTCCTGCGTTTCCCACTCATTAGCCAATATATCCCAATCCCATTCTCCAAAGCCTACATTATCCTTAATAATAAACTCCCTTTCTTGTTCAGGGGTAAAGTCCATTTGCTTGACCCAATTATCAGGAATCTCATCGTATCCTAGAGCATTTAATGCCCTGTATCTCATATTGCCCCCTAGTATCTCCATATCAGCATTGACAATCATAGGTCTAGCCTCCATCATTTGCTCAAAGGATTCTATTGAGGTCTTTAGCTTTTGTAATTTAGCCTCTGATATTCTTCTAGGATTTGAGCTGTTAGGCTTTAGTTGAGATAGCTTCATAAACCGTTAATTTTCATAAAGTAAAAGTGTCTTTCAGTTAGGTATTCTTTGTGCTGTTTTTTATCGCCATATTCTAGATGACAACCCCTGCATAGAGCCATAATATTGCCTATGTCGTTCTTGTCTTTGCTTCCTCCCATTCCCCTAGCTTCTATGTGGTGTATATCTACTGCCTTAGCTCCACATAGCTCGCAGGCTACAAAGTCCTGTAATCCATACCCAAAGGCTTTCATATATGTTTTTGTGTATGGCTTCAATTCCAAATATTTGCTTCCCTGTATGTTATCCAAATAGGTTTATTATTCTTAGGGCAGGCATCTACCTCAGCTATTAG